ATGAAAGCCATGCGACGATCGTAAGAATCAATCGCGCGCCGGTTACGCCGGTTCCAATCACGGAACCACGCGGCCTGCTGGCGAAGCTCGCGGGTGATTTCTCCCGGCTTCTCGCTAGCCTCCATCATGTAATCCCACTCAAAGACCGTGATTGTATCCGCCATGATTCTCCCCTGCTCAGATTTCCAGAATATCCATTACCTCAGCCGACATTGGCATTACGACGCCTGGCCTACTAGCTGCCCATTGGCAGGCTTTCAATTTGGCCTTGGTCTCCGAATCGGCTTCCAAGATGTACCACAAAACCGCATTCTCCGTAGGGGGCCGCTTTAGCGCGACCCCCACTCGGATTACGACGACCAATTACCGGATTACCGCAGCGACGGCGTGATCAGCAAGCCGACTTTCAGCCGGAGTCATCCGCGTAGGCTTCGACAGAAGCGAAGCGAAAAGACGACTAATGGCGTCCCGAGACATGTTCCGCATGAGCGGCTGGTCAGACGGCTTAATGCTGGGCTTAGTTGGAATCGCAGTCGTCATATGTGGGCTCCCTTGGCTCAGTGGCCCCTCAGGGCCCGTCGTGGTTCAGTGGTACCAACGTATAGCTTGGGCTTGTCCACTCGCAAGCTGGGCCCCACAGAGGGGCCCTCATCTAGCCTCTGACCAGGGCGTTTCTCTAGTGTGGCCTAGATCACGTCCACATAGTGAGACCACGGATGGGTGATCCTGCGATTCGACACAACTGGTTATATGAGGGAGGGAAGGAGGGAGCGTAAGCGACCGACTGACCGACCGCTCAGACCTTAGTTAGCTAGTAATTAGAAGGGGCCCATAAGGGCCCCCTAGTAATTAGCTATTAGTAATAGGGGCACCCCATAAAGGGGTGCCTTATTAGTTAGTTATGTAAGGGGGGTCATATAGGCATGCCATACAATGTATGCACTAAATGCCCTACCCTAATACCAATGGGCACATCACGATGTGCCAAGCATAGACGTAAGACCAATAAGATATCGCCTAGGCTACGTGGTTACACCACTGAGTATGACAAGAAAAGGGCAGCCATATTGGCTGCCTCTAACATATGTTGGTTATGTGGTAAGCATGGAGCTAACACAGTTGACCACGTAATCCCATTAAGTCACGGTGGCACTAACGACATTAGTAACCTAAAACCAGCGCATAAGCGCTGCAATAGTAGCCGAGGCAATAGACCTGCTAGGTGAGGCTTTGAATAACGCGACCCGAAATCGCGGCAGCATCCCTAGTATCCACTGTCCCAATATGCATAACTATCCATTAGGGTCCAACCCAATGAATAAACGCCTGAATAGCGATAGTTACTCATCGTGGGGGTAGGGGGGTCAAAAAGTACAGAGGGTTACTTCTTAGGACCCACGTTCTTGGCTCCGTGTGAACGTCTGCAAAACCCTAGGCTCTGTGCAAATAGGGCCGGGGGTGAATGAATATCCATGAATAATGCTGAGGATGACTGAATATCCATGAGGGAGGTTGGATAAATGGCGGGAGGGTTCCCCGGACGGCCACCTAAGCCAACCGTCGTCAAGGAATTGCAGGGTAATCCTGGGCAACGGGAAGTCGGCGAAGAGCCGACCCCCGATAAGGGTAATGAGAAGACGACTACGCATTGTCCGCCTGAGCTTAAGGGCGAGGCTTTCGCAGAGTGGAATAGGCTAGCTCCCGAGCTTTACCGCCTCGGCCTTTTAACGAAGGTTGACCGTAGTTACTTCCAAGCGTATTGCGAATCGTGGGGAACGTATTACGAAGCAATGCGTTATGTGGAGGATCACGGAATCATCATTGAGGGTCGGCAGGGCCCGGTAAAGAATCCGGCTATGCAAGTAGCCAAGGATTCCCTAGACGGAATGCTGAAGTTCGGTACGCGGTTCGGGCTTTCTCCGGCTGACCGAGCGAGGCTCGCCGTTAAGGGTGGCACTGAGGATGATTCTCCCGCCAAGGATGACGGCACGCCGCAGGCTGCCGCTCTGAGGCTGATTAGCTAGCGCCGGTTCCTCCCTTCCTGGCGCTGGGGATTGACCAAGGCCGTTGTAGCCATGCCCTGTTGGGCGGGGCGGAATGGTGGCCGCTTAGCTCCGGCCCTGGTCTCCCCTTAAGGCGGGGCGCGCGGAGCGCCGCTTAGCCTCAAGGCCGGTACGTCAAAAACCCGGACCTCCGCTTTCTAGTTCCTAGGCGTCCTCCGGGACTGCCTAGGTTTTTCCGCTGCTAGCTCAGTTGGTAGAGCAGGCGACTCTTAATCGTCGGGTCCTAGGTTCGAATCCTAGGCAGCGGACTCCCGGACGTAGCTCAGAGGCAGAGCAGGCTAGGCCAGCCAATGTGCGCAGGTTCGATTCCTGCCGTCTGGACGTTTAAACGCCCCTAGGAGATGAGTCCGATGGTCTGAGCAAGGCACCCCCCCCCGGCAAGGAATGACGCGGCCTATTCGGAGGCTGCCGGGAAACAGGGGAGTCCGATTCGGGAACGATGCCGAATTACCGTCCCGTCTGAGCGCGTCACTTTCCCCTGTAGCTCAATTGGTAGAGCAGCGCCCTGTTAAGGCGTGGGTTTCAGGTTCGAGTCCTGACGAGGGAGCTTAATCCACCCTGTTCCATCGTGGGCAGGGTTTAAACGACTTGAGGGGGATCGTGGCTGACAAGGATGAGGCTGAGATTCGTCGGCTCCGTGGAGCGTTCCTGAGGGCCCCTGACAGCGCTCAGAAGCGCCGTATCCAGCGTGAGACTGACCAGCTGGTGAAGAAGAGCAAGAGTAAGCCTAACAAGAGCAAATAGGAGGTATGCGGAGTGGATCTCCCGATTGCTCCGCACGCTCCCGCTGAGCCACGTGAGGGCTATTTCCGCTGGGATGAGAAGCGGGCCCTAGATGCGGTCAACTTCATTGAGGGTGCTTGTGTCCACACGAAGGGCCGTCACGCGCGTAAGCCGTTCATCCTGGACGACTGGCAGAAGGACGAAATCATTCGTCCAATGTTCGGCACTATCGCTTGGGATGACCAATACAACGAATGGGTCAGGCAGTACCGCCTAGCGTGGATCGAAATGGCCCGGAAGAACGGCAAGAGCGAGATTGCTTCCGCCCTGGCTCTGTACTTCCTTTTCGCTGACGGCGAGGAATCCGCCGAGGTTTACTGCGTAGCGGCTGACAAGGATCAAGCATCCCTGGTTTTCAATGTCGCTAAGCGCATGGTTGAGCTGTCTCCGGTGCTGTCACCGCTGATCGGCTCCCGAATTGAAATCGTGGATTCGCGTAAGCGGATTATCGACCGTAAGACGAATGGCGTCCTGGCGGTTCTGCCGGGTGACGCTGGCGGCGCGCTGGGCACTAACCCTAGCGCCGTGATCATGGATGAGGTTCTGACTCAGAAGGACCGTCACCTTTTTGACGCTATGCGTCAGGGTTTCGGTACCCGGCGTCAGCCGATCATGTGCTGTATCACGACTGCCGCTTACACGACTGCGGCGTTCGCTCTGGAAGAGCATGAGTATTCGCAGCGCGTCGAGCTTGACCCGAATATGGACCCGGCTCGATTCACGTTCCTCCGGAATCTCCCGAAGGACTGGGATTGGCAGGTTGAGGGCGAGCCTCCGTCTGCTGAGCATCCGAAGGGCACTGGTTGGTATTACGCGAATCCGGCTCTCGGTTCCTTCCTGAATATCAATAACCTTCGAGCCGAGGCTGAAGAGGCGAAGGATCGTCCTAGCTCTCAGAACGCTTTCCGCGTGTTCCGGTTGAACCAGTGGACGAGTCAGGCTAACCGCTGGCTCGATATGGGCATCTGGGACGAGAACGGGCGACCGGCCATACCTCCGGCTACCCTGCGGGAGAAACTCGCTGGAAGGGCCGCGTACGGCGGCCTAGACCTGGCTTCTACGTCCGACTTCACGGCTTGGGTTCTGCTGTTCCCCGGGTCGCCTGATGATGAGAAGGCGGACGGCTTTACCGTCCTGCCTCATTTCTTCATCCCTCGCGCGGCTGTCGAGCGCCGTGCGCCTATGCAAGAGCATTTCAAGGGCTGGGAAGACGCTGGATACATCACGGTCATTGAGGGCCAGACGATCGACTATGACGCTATCGAGCGTCACATATTCGAGGACGGCGAAACGTTCCGTGTCCGATCGTTCGGCTATGACCAGTGGAACGCAACTCAGGTTGTGTATCACCTTGAGGACGCGGGCCAGCTGGGCATCAAGGTTCAGCAATCGGCTACGCGACTCAATGATCCGTGTAAACGGCTTGAAAGCCTGTTGGCTGACCGCACGTTCTACCACGGCGGGAATCCTGTTCTGCGCTGGCAAGCAGACAACGTTGAGCTAGATATTTCCGGTGAAGGTCTTATGAAGCCGTCTAAGGCGAAGTCTGGCGAAAAGATCGACGGTATCGCGGCCACGCTTAACGCTCTGTTCGTGGCGAATGTTCCGGTCGAGGAAGTACCTGAAGTGACGTTTATCCGCATGGACGACTTGGCTGACGATGAGCCAGGGCCTGACCGTGACGGCCTTGACGAATTCCTAGCCGCATGGCGCGGCGGACCAATTGATGACGACGACGATTGAGGGGGCCCAGTGGCTTTCGTACTGCAAGTGCTGGGCATCCTGGCATTCATCGGTTTTCTGTGGTTTGTCTGGCCCCCGCTGGTAATTCTCGGGTTCGCCGTTCTGGTGTTCCTAGTCGGCTGGGCGCTTGATCGCCCGATTCTTACGAGGGATGAGTAATGGGTCTGCGATCCTTTCTTGAGAAGCGGACCGTTTACACGGACTCCCCGGCTTCCCTCTGGGAGCGTGACTTCCCAACACTGACCGGCGCGTTTAAGACGGCAGCCGGGAAGCGGGTCAGTCAGGCTAGCGCTACGCGCATGATTGCCGTCTACGCTTGTCAGTCCTATATCGCTGACGGCGTTTCAACGCTCCCGGTTGATCACTACCGTAAGACAAACGGCTATCAGGAGTCGGTCCCGGCTGCGCAAACGCCTAAGTGGATTAAGCAGCCGAACCCTTATCAGACGGCTGTGGACTTCTGGCACCGCGTAGTTATCTCGCTGCTGAGCGACGGTAACGCTTTCATTTTCACGGCTCGGGATGACCGGGGAAACGTGGTCGCGTTGTACTGCCTGCATCCGGGCGATGTTCAGATTATCGACGGACCGGGCGGGAATAACCGCTACCGCGTGGCTGGCACTGAGGGCCCGCTTGAGAACGGCGAATACGACCGTTCGTGGATTCTCCACATTCCGGCTTTCACGGTCGGCGGAGTTTCGCGCGGACTGTCTCCTATCGACGTAGCCAGGGAAGCTATCGGCCTTGGGCTCACGATGGAGGAATACGGCGGGCGGTTCTTCTCTCAGGGAACCACAATGGCCGGGATCATTGAGCACCCTGGCTCTCCTAAGCCGGACGAGGCTCGGCTACTGCGGGAGATGTTCCGTAAGACTCACTCCGGCATCAAGAATTCGCATGCCGTAGGTGTGCTGACTGGTGGCGCGAGCTTCAAGCCGATCACGATCACTCCGGAGCAGGCTCAGTTCCTTGACTCGCGGCGCTTCCAGAATACCCAAATTGCGCTGCTGTACCGCGTGCCCGCGTTCATCGTGGACCCGACTATTACCAGCACGTGGGGAACTGGGATTGAGGAACAGCGCTCGGCGCTGGTCTCAGACACTTTCATGCCGTGGGCTATTCGGATTGAGCAGGCGATTTCTACGTTCCTGCTCGCTGGCCCGCAGTACATCAAATTCAACTTTGATGCCCGTATGCGTCCGAAGACTAAGGAACGCTACGAGGCTCACGCGGTCGCCATTAACAACGGCTGGATGAACATTGATGAGGTTCGGGCGCTTGAGGATCTTTCTCCGCTGCCTAAGGGCTTGGGTAAGAAGTTCTTTCGCCCAACGAATCACGAAGAGCTAGGCGCGCCTAAGCCGAAGCTGACGCTAGATAAGCCGGAGCCGGATAACTCCACTTCGGGTGAGAATAAGGATGACAAGCAAAATGCGACCTGACCTTTTTGAGCGTCGCTTCCTCCCTAGTGAGTTTGAGGTTCGCACTGCGGGTGACAAGCTGACCATTGAGGGCTACGCCCTTAAGTGGAATGTCCGCTCCGGGAATCTCGGCGGCTTTAAGGAGCGAGTAGCTGAGGGTGCGACCAATAAGACGATCAAGGAAGGCGATATTCGGGCTCTTCAGAATCATGACCCGAACCTGATCCTTGGTCGCACGAAGAGCGGCACTCTGAAGCTGGCGAATGACGAGACCGGTACTCATTACGAGATTGACGGTGACCTTCGTCAGTCGTACGTCCGTGACCTGGCTATCGCTATGGAACGTGGCGACGTTACTCAGTCGAGCTTCGGTTTCCGTGTCGTCGGCCCCGATGGTGATTCGTGGGATGAGGACGAGGACGGCAATATTCTGCGGACGCTGAAGGAAATTCAGCTGTTCGATGTTTCGCCGGTTACTTATCCGGCGTATGAGGACTCCACTTCTGGTGTTGCTAAGCGGGCAGCGTTTACACGCCTTGCTGAGAAGCGGGGAGTGAAGCTGGAAGACGTTGAGGTAAACCTTCGGGCCCTGGCCCTTGGGATTGAGCTTGAGCCGGACGAAGAGCGCGACGGCGTTTCTGACGAATCCACTCGTCTTGATATCCCCGATTTCGACGCAGACGACCTTCTGTTGCGTGCGCGTCTCTTGAATATCTAGTGAGCCGGTAGAAACCACTCACAACCGTTAATCAGCCCTGCCGCGAATGCAAGCGGTCAGGGCATTTCGTGTTGGGCAAATATCGGCCCATTAGCTAGGAGATTCCATAGTGGATTACAAGGCACTGGCTGAGGCTGCGCTTGAGGAGCGCGCCAAGCTGGTTACTGAGCTTCGCTCGGTTAACGATGACAAGACGCTGACCGATGCGGACAAGGAGCGGCGCGGCGCTGAGCTTAACGCTGAGATTGCGGCGAAGACCGCTGAGGCGCGGGCTGCGGTTGAGGACGGCGAGCGTGAGGCAGAGTCGCGCGACCTTTTCGACCGCGCGGGCAAGCTGGTAAATCCGGCTGGCGGCGGCCAGGAGAAGCGTTCGGAGCTTGACGAGTTCCGTAATGAGCTTCGCTCGGTTCAGGACCGTAACGGCGGCGACCTGGACCTGACCGTCCCGGCGTTCGACACTCGTGCGGCTGGCACTAACACTGCCAAGCTGACTGACAGCGCGTGGGCCGGTACCACGGTTCAGAGCAAGTTTGTCGCTGAGGTTCTTCAGAGCCTGACGGAGTTTTCTCCGATTCTTCAGTCTGGCGCTCGGATTGTGGTCACGTCTTCGGGTGAGAAGATGGAATGGCCGCTGAAGAACGGTCGCATTGTTGCGGCTGCGGTCGCTGAAGGCGCGACTTACACGAAGAGCAAGGGTTCGTTCACTCGGTTCACCCTTGACGCTTTCAAGTACGGCATTATCGCTGAGGCGACTTACGAAATGCTGAAGGACACTCAGCTGCCGCTTGAGAGCATCATTGCTCAGGATCTGGGTGAGTCGCTGGCGATTAAGA